GTTGTCAATGGATTTGTACCAGACCCGAAGACGCGAGGCGACCACCGACGCATTGAATTTTATGCGCACATGGGATGGTTGAACCGTGCGAAGATGCACCGTGATGCGGTATGGCTACAACGTGAGGATGAAAAACCACGCCCACCTCGACTGTTCCCACGTGAATTAACATTCGCACGCCAGCAGGTGCTGTACTACATCTACACACATCCATTTGCGACGCGAGGCGAGGTTATAGCACAGACGTATTGCTCAATCATGACATACCACGCCGCGCTATGGGATCAGAATGGCTCGACATCATCACGAATTGCGATGTTGACACGGTTGGGTTATGTGCATGTACCGAAGCACCTGCCACAGAAGATTCTGAATTATTGGCGCGTCAACCCGGGCGCAACGCAAAAAGACACCGCCGCACATTTTGGAGTACCTGAGAAGACGATGAGCAATCGCATCTACAGGATGTATGACAAGCTCGGGTACACACGAAAATTCCGTCCGAAAGCGTACCAACGCCTCGGCTTCTACTGGTACATGGGCTGGTTCGACATGCACCGATTGGCAGACGATGCGCACGCACAATTTGAAGCACTACAGGAGAGAACATGAGACCACTATACAAGCAAGGCATGACAGCATCGCAGTTACAGATACTATTGTACATGTACACGAATCCGCTGGCACGTGATGTGGACATTGCTAATACGCTATACACATCAGTGTCGGCAGTTTCATACACTGCTGCACAGTTAGGGCTACACACACAATCGCGTGTGCAGTTGTATCACATGCTCGGCTACATCGAACTACCAGATGTCATGCCAGAGGGTGGCTCTGCGATGGTTAACAGCACATTGCGTGCCATGCAACAAGCACCATCAGGGTCGTTGCGACATTTGGCAGAAATCGCAGGCTACACGACACATACCATGACAATGACCATGAAATATACATACAACTATTTTGGCATGCCGATGTCTGAGACACGCAATCGTAGTCGCCACGGATTCTATGCACACATGGGATGGTTCGACACCGAACGCCTCGCACGTGACGCGAAGATGCAATACAACGTACTTCAACGGATGTCTGTATCATGACAGAGCCGATATAGGAGCGATAATGTACACATCGAACCCGACATGGAATCTCATATTACGTGAGTTGTACACGAATCCGTTGGCGCGTGATCAGGACATTGTCGACAACATATACGTCCATCGCGGAACAATGATGTATATGCTAGATCGCTTAGAGCCTCATGGCACGTTCAAGCGCGTCACGTTATTCCATCGGCTAGGCTACATCAAAGTTAAGACACGGCATTTGAAGAAGGACATGCCAGAACGTTACCAGCGCATCCTGCGTCTCTGGGTTCATGCACCGTATATGTCAGCACCAGACATGGAGCGTGAGCTTGATTTGTCACGTACCACGATCAACAACTACATTTGTAAAATCTACGAATACCATGGATTCACACCAGTACACCGAACGACAATGGCACGGTTGGAATACTTCTACTGGATGACATGGTTCGACAAGGACAGATTAGCACGCGATGCCATCAAGCAATACCAACTAGTGACGGCGCAATGAAAAGTGACTATTGAAGGACGTAAGCAACAACGATCTGGCTGGGTATACGTCCTTCAAGGCATCGGTACAGATTACTACAAGATAGGCAAGACCAGCAACCCAGAGAATAGACTGCGTACATTCGGTGTCAAGTTGCCACTGGATGTGCGCTATGCTGTATTAATTCGAACACAGGACAGGCACGTAATGGAGAAGCGACTACATACAGACTATGAACACAAGCGCGTCGATGGTGAATGGTTCGCCTTAGACGACAACGACATCGAGGACATCTGCGCACGCTATAATGGCAGGATGCAAGATGTCTATGAAGAGATTCGCACGTACAAGCGTCCGCACGTGACAATCATCACACTGAAGGATGCCACTGGGTGGCGATACATCATCGCAGACAATCAGTGGCAACGCTCTATGCAACCATCGGAGCAAGCATACCTTAACAGCATGTCCGCATTCGCAAATGGTATGATTGACGCACAGAAGCAACAGCAGGATTACATTATTTTAGATGAGGACAACACATGATTATTGATCCAGAATTTAAGGCACTGATTCCACCACTGCAAGCAGAAGAGCTCCAGAAGCTGGAAGAATCTATTCTGCAAGAAGGTTGTCGTGATGCGCTTGTTGTCTGGGAGACAGAGGATGGCGACGTGTTGATTGATGGACACAACCGCTTCGCAATCTGCCACAAGCACACCATAGCATTCAAGACAATATATAAGGAGTTCGCTAGTCGTCAGGAAGTGAAGCTATGGATGATTCGCAATCAGTTGGCACGCCGTAACCTGACACCATTCAACCGTACTGAGCTGGCATTGCAGATGGAATCTACAATCGCAGAGATGGCTAAGCAGAATCAAGGACAGCGCACAGACATTCTATCAAATTTGATAGAAAGTTCGGACGCTATCAAGACACAGAAGGAACTTGCACGCATTGCCGAGACATCAGCAGGCAACATCTACAAGGTGAAGCAAGTGCTCAACGACGCACCAGATGCCATCAAGGATAAGGCGCGCTCTGGTGACATCAGCATACATCGCGCATCGTTGCTGTCCAATGCCATGAAGTCGCAACCACAACCTGTTATTGATGTCGCCTTGAAGTACGCTGGTGATGATGCGGACAAGGTTGCTGTGCTGTCACGGCTGTACAAGAGCACTGGCAAGGATGGCAGTAATGACACCTTCGATGAGATTGCGACAACAGGTGGCTTCCATTATGGCGAGGAGATGGATGACTGGCTAGATTTCGCAGAGGCATCATACAAGCAGGTACTGGACGCGCTGGAGAGCATCGCACGCTATCACAAGCTGATTGAGCTTCAACGCAAGGATGCAGACAGGGAGTCATTGAAGGAATCACTCGCCATCAAGGCAAGCACCGCCATTCTACCTGATGACATCCAAGTCCATCATGCCGATTGCACTGAATTCCTGCGCACCTTACCAGATGAATCCATTGACCTCATACTGATTGACCCACCGTATTACAACGTTGTCGATGATGACTGGGATAATCAGTGGCAGTCTATAGACGACTACCTCGTATGGTGTGAGCAATGGATGGTTGAGTCATTGCGCGTCATGAAGCCCACTGCTAACTTCTACATCTGGGGGACAATCGGTGCGAATAGTGATTCGATTATTCATCAGAAGCTACTGCTGGACAAGCTCGGCTTCATCTTCCGTGACTGGATTACATGGCAGAAGCGACGTGGACGCGGTACAGTGCGAGGTTGGTTATACACACGTGAAGAGCTTCTATGGTACGTCAAGGATAATAACCAGTTCATCTGGAATCTTGATGAGCAGTATGGCGATGAACCGAATCAGTTCAAGGTTGGCATGGGTGGCTACGCTGTGAAGAGTGAATTCAAGCGCATCACCAACGTCTGGACAGATATACCAGAGCAACTGACACGCAAGGAGACATTGCACTACACACCGAAGCCACAGGGCGCATTGGAACGCATCATCAAGGCGCACACTGCTCCGGGCGACTTGGTGCTGGACTTCTTCTCTGGTAGTGGAAGCACAGGCATCGCGTCACGTGAGCTCAACCGTCGGTGTATCTTGGTTGATGCTGATGAGCAATCATACATTGAATCGAAGGCGAGAGTAGGAGAATGAGATGCCACGTAAATTTGAAGACACCATCATGGCAACGAAGGGTGATTATGCTGAAGCCTTAGTTGATAGACTTGTCCACGATCAGGGATTGTATCACGTGTATCCCATCAAGACTGAAGGCCCGCATCCTGTTGACCGCCTCTTGATTAGACGTGATAGCTTCAACATCATCGCAATGGATGTCAAGGCAGTATCCGCACGCTATTCCAAGCCTGAATTTGTAGGCAAGGGATGCCCAGACACTGGTATCAGCATCGCACACCGCGACGTGTACCAGCAGATTGTCAAGCAACACAAGATTCCATTGTACTTGATGTTCGTGGATGAAGTGCTTGGTGAGGTGTATGGCAATTGGTTGTCTGTGTTAGAGCGTCCCACTACTATCCAGTGGCGCAACAAGACATTGAACTACCCATTGGTGAAGGACAACTTCACAGCAGTCGGGAAGCAGATTGTATACTACCCGCTTGAATCAATGGAGCGTGGCTTGTACCACTTGACGGATGATGAGAAGGAAGAATTGCATCGGCTATCGAATTACATGTACAAGCAAGACATCAGTCACAAGGACGGATACGATGAGTGGAAGGACTCCAAGAATGATTATTGACGCATATGTTATAATGGAGATGAACCGTACCATGCGGTCATTTTTAGATTAGGTTAAATATGGACACAGAACACAATGGACAACATGAACCTAGAAAATGCGATTGCAGTTGCTGGTACGGTTGGCGCAATCGTTGCAGTCATCATCAGAGCGATTGTGAAATCCGAAAAGCTGATGAGCGCAGAGCCCGAGGAAGATTCTATGCTTGGGCAGTCATTGGACGTGACAGCAACACAGACGGAAATGATGCGGAGGCTAATGGACAGAGTCGATGAGAACGAGCGCACCATAGCGGCGATGTCAAGTCGATTGCAGGACTTGGAGACACGCAACGCCGAACTCGAGACCTACAAGAATCAGCAAGCCGAGCAGATTAAGCTATTGAGAGCACGGGTGGCACAGCTTGAACATGAGCTACGCAAGAACGACTTAACGATACCAGAGCCACCGATTGAAGATGCGTAGCGTCACATGTCACACTATAAAAAGGTGGAATTATGGCACAGAGATATACTGCTCAAGAAGTAGCAGATGCAATCATAGAGACGAAGGGCTTCATCACGTACACAGCGAAGAAGCTCGGATGTGATCGCAAGACAGTGTACCGTTATATTGAGCGGTACGACATCTGTCAACAAGCAGTCACGGACGCACGCGCTGGCTTCTTAGATATGGCAGAGATGACGTTGCACAACAAGATATTGGATGGCGACGTGACAGCAACAATATTCGCATTGAAGACAATCGGCAAGGAGCGTGGTTACACCGAACGCCATGAGCACAGTGGAGCTGATGGCAATTCCTTGAAGATTGAGTTCGTGTATCCTGATGAAATTACAACTACCGATTAAGCCACACATCAACCAGATTGACATCATCAACAGCAGGACGCGCTTCAATGTATGCGTTGCTGGTCGTCGATTTGGTAAGACAGAGGCATTCAAGATACGTGCGATACAGCGTGCCTTGTACAAGCGTGTATGGTGGATTATGCCGACGTACAATACAGGACAGCGCATCTTCCGTGATTTCGAGAACATCTTCCGAACGATGACAGGCGTATACATCAACAAGTCAGAGCGACTCATCCAATTTCCATCAGGTGGCTTCTTGTCTGTGAAGAGCGCAGATTCCGAGTTGCGTGGTCAAGGTCTGGATCATGCGATATTCGATGAGTGCGCCTTCATTGATGGCAATGTATTTCCATTCATCATCCGTCCGATGTTGCTGGAATCGAAGGGCTCGGCTGACTTCTTGTCATCAACCAACGGACGCAATTGGTTCTTCGAGTTATACCAGAATGGACTTGACCCAGAGCAACCGAACTGGAAGGCATGGCACTTCACAAGTTACGACAATCCGATGATTGACCATGATGAGCTAGAAGACATCAAGCGCAATACACCAGAGCGTGTGTTCCGTCAGGAGTACATGGCAGAGTTCCTTGATGATGGCGGTGCGGTGTTCCGTAACCTGCGCGCGTGCATCCAACCTGCTCCAGAGAATGCCAAGCGCGTCGCCTTCGGAGTGGACTGGGGGCGTGCGAATGATTACACCGTTGTCGTGGCAATTGATGTGGACACCGGGCACGTGATTGAGATGGATAGATTCAATCAGATAGACTGGACATTGCAACGTGGACGCTTGAACGCGATGTACCAGCGATTGAAGCCATTCACAATCTTAGCCGAGCAGAATAGTATCGGTGACCCGAACATTGAGGAGCTTCGCAAGATGGGCTTACCTGTGAAGCCATTCAAGACAACAGCGCAGAGCAAGCAAGAGATTATCAATAGCTTGGCGTTGGCATTTGAGCAGGAAAGTATCGGTATTCCTGATAATCAGATATTATTGAATGAGTTGCAAGCATTCAGCATTGAGCGGTTGCCATCTGGTAATTATCGCTATACAGCACCGAATGGCATGCACGATGATACAGTCATTGCATTGGCATTGGCTAATAAGGCACGAACGATTCCAGCGAGGGTATTTATTTGATGACTGATATTAAGATGACAACCGTGAACGGTGTGAAGTCTATTCCGATTCGTAACATGCCACCAGAGGCATGGACAAGCGTGTTCGGTGATCCAACCGATGGCAACGTCTATGATTTAGCCAAGCATGTACCGTGGCTATATCGTGGCATCAACGTGATTGCCGAGGCGATCGTCAACCTGCCACGCGATGATGATGCGTTGGAATATGCGAATGTGAAGATTGACTTCGCAACCATCCTCAATGAGCTTGTAGGTGATTACTTGCTTGCTGGTGCGATGTTCGCATGTATGGAAGAGAATGCGATGGGTGGCAATCGTACCATGAGACGCTTCCATCCGAAGACAATCAAGCTGATTACAGATGCGACTGAAGGGCTTGTCGGATTCGAGCGTAACCTGCGCGATAATCAGAAATACTTCTATGAGGTTGGCGAACTGGCACACGCATGGATACCATCACGCACGTCAGAGATTGCCATAGGTGATGCGCCAGCGACTGCTGCAATCCGTGCCAGTGGCTTGCTGTCATCCATCGATGAACACGCTGTCAAGTACTTCGAAGCAGGCGCAATTAATCCAACCATCGCCAAGATTGAAGACTTCCAAGCGTATCCAGAATCAGAGCAGGAACGCACCAAGAGCATACTAGACAGACTGTTCGGGCGTGGTAACCAGACAGCGCACCGTGTCGCTCCTGTGGGTACGAACATTGAGTTCGAGACAATCGGCTCACCGATGTCAGAGTTGGCAGTGCCAGAGCTAACAACAGCGAAGCGCGAGGACATCAGCACGGCACTTGGTATTCCACAGTCACTGCTATTCAGCAATGCCACGAACTTCGCAACAGCACAGCAGGACAATCGCCACTTCTACGAGAAGACAATCATACCGTTGGCACGCAAGATTGAATCCATGTTCAATCGGTACTTCGACCACTACGACATTGATGGTGAGCTCATCTTCAGAGAGCAACAGTTGGAAGTATTCCAGACAGACGAGGCGATGCGTAGTGGTTCGCTGTTGAATCTTGTGAATGTTGGCATGCCGTTGACGCTGGCAATGGAAGTGCTAGGCTACGACCTGACAGACGACCAGTGGGAGCGTCTAGGTGTCAACATGGATGACGACATGGAAGAGCCTGATGAGATGGAGATTGAAGAGCCAGAGATACCAGAAGCTCAGCTTGTCGATGATGAGGAGATGGATCAGATAGAACTTGATGGCTACAAGCCAGACGATGAACGCAAGGACATCAAGCCGATACCTGCGCAGTATCGTCACATTGACTTCTATCCGAACGACACCATGCGAGACAATGCGCGTCGTGGGCTTGAACTGCGTGAAGAGTTCGGACGTGGTGGCACACGTGTCGGCTTGGCGCGTGGACGACAGATTGCAGGTGGACGTGAGATTCTACCACCAGACGTATTGAGCATGTACAGCTACTTCAGACGGCATGAGGTTGACAAGCGCGATGGTTGGGGCGACCCATCGAATCCAAGCAATGGATACATCGCATGGATGCTGTGGGGTGGTGATGCTGGGTACACATGGGCAACAGCACGCCGTGAGCAGATGTTGACAGCCGATGAAGCAGAGAAGAGCGTGTCAGACTTATTCAGCAGTCATCTGGACAAGTGGCGACGCAAGGCAAGCAAGGCGTACAAGTCGAAGGGCTCTGCGAACGTGGACTTTGAATCTGATTACATTCCAGTGGTGCTTCATTCTGCCATCACAGCACAGTTAGAAGACGCGCAATCACGCGATGAGATTGATATGATATTTGATGGCGCGATTGATATACACAAGCACAACCATGAGAGGACAGCAGATGCCTATTAGTGATGAGAGACGACGCGAGCTTGAATCTGCCCTTGCACGCGATATTGCGCAGTTCAATAGTCGCACACGCCGTCGCATCCTTGAGCTCATTGGCGACCCACCGAATCTGGACAACCTGACACCAGAGGTCTACCGTGAGATTGCGACAGAATTGCAACAGGTACTCCAGACACCACTAGAGCGCACATTCATTGAAGCGTCAGGCGCG